CATCCTTGATCTCACCAGTGTTAGCATCATATACTAACTTGTTTCTATAGCGAGACATTACATCACGTAAATATTGCTCTGCCTTTACCTTAGGTAAATTACCTACATCAATATAGAATATTCTTCTTTCTGGTGCTCTTGATAATCTGTATATTACAAGAGAGTCTTCAATCATTCTTAATTGATTGAGACCTTTGATTGCTTTATGTAAGTATGATAATGTTAGTTTTTTATTTCTATCTACTAAACCAGAATGCACATAACAAATTGAATCTTTAGCAATTTTTATTCCTTTACCAGCAACAGAACCAAATCTCTGTGCCATACCTTGTGGATAATAGGTATAAAATTCTGTTACCTTAGCATCTCTGGTTACATTTGTTTCACCTGAGTAAGGTAAAACTGGAATACCTGAAGCACCTCTAGCACCCTTTTCATTCTTGGGTTGGATCCTCATCAATTTTATTTTGAGAGCATCAATAAATCTTAGTTCTTTGATACCTTCATCAGGTTTCTTTGAATCAATAACTTTATGATAATGAAGTCTACCATCTACATACCAGTTACGAAATATTTCATGAGACTTACTGTCAAAGTCAAGTAAATCTTTTACACCCTTGAACTCTTCTCTTATTACTTTTCTTAGATTGTCACTAACACTTAGGTTATCTAAATTTATCTCAACTGGAGAATCATTTTGATCTGATACTATTGCTTCATTTACAACGTGTTCAATAGCAGTATCGCATTCTGGATGCAATGCCATGTCACGATATCTTTTTACAATATCAAACTCTGTTCTGAATACACCTTCAATGTCAACATACTGCCCATAAAAACCCGTAGACAAGTAATAGTCAGCCCCATCCTCATTGTTTTGAGGAACGGGACTGACTATGCTTTTAGATTTCTTTTGGTCATCCTCAATTGAGAATCCAAAAAGCTTGGCCATAATATCAGTTTACCTTGTTATACCGTATTTATTATACTACAGAATCGTTACTTCTGCCATCATATGCTTCCCACCACTGAACTTGAAGAGTGACTTGGAATTCTTCTATAGTATCTTGAGTATCGTAAGATAGTTCTATACCACTTACTGCACTTGGCCAACAACCATGCATTGCATATCTTCTGAGAACTGGTAGTGTAGCACCATTGTTCTCTCCACGAGCATTGAGGTCAGTGGACGCACGACCTAATTGGTTTACTGTCCAATCGGTAAAGTACTCTGAAGGATTGATAGTACCAGATCCGTCAGATACTTTGATGATAAAGTTTGCCCAACGTTCAAATGCTTCACGCAGTTTGAAATCACCGTCATTGATGACTGTGATTGTCCATGGATCAAATCTTCTATCACCAGCAACCTTGAGTTGTCTTCCTCTAAAAGGAACAACAACTTCAGCGATGTTTGATGCAGGTAACTGAGCACCTTTGATCATCATCCTGTGTCTATCTTCTTTGATTTCTTCATCAAAGATACCCACACCAGATGGAAAATCCATCTCTACTTCAAAGAGGTTAGGACGAGCACCACCTTGAGCTAATCTTGTCTTGAAAGAATCAATTGATCTTTCGTTGTTTGGTATGGAAAAAATGTTCTTGTCTAATGCCATAATTGTGGGGGTCTCCTATTACACAGTGCCTACAACTTCACTGAAGGAAACTCCAGTGCGTGTGGCGACGAAAGTAAGACCAATGAAGTTGATTGATCTTGCAGGTTTGATGTAAACATCAGCAAGGAATTCATTACGATCAATAACATCTGGTGTGTTATTAGTTTCATCGCAAATGAGTAGGAAGTCTTGAATACCTCTCTTTGCTTGAACATCCCTTAGGAATGGTTCAACTACATTTACAAAGTTTGAACGAGTACCTGCATCGTTGAGTTCAAAGAGTGCTGATTTAGCAGCATTCTCAACTGCTTTCTCGATTACAATGAATAATCTTCTTACGTTGATTCTGTCAAATGCAGACTCATAAGCAAGAGCAGTCTTATCACCGAAGAGGATAATACCAGACCCAGGTTGTGAGATGATTGGATTTATTCTCTGAGCGTAGAGTCTATCTCTTGCATCTTGACCAGGATTGAACGCTAGCTTCACTGGGAAGTTTAGTCCACCTCTATCAAGTCCAGCAGGAGAGAACCAAGGGAATTGATCTCTATCTGTTCTTACCATACATCCAGCAATGTCACTAGAAGAAGGCATATAAACAAACTTTTTATTGAATCTATCGTATACGTACTGATAACCAGAATCAAATACTGCGTATGATGACGAGGTTATTGGTGCGAAGAATGATAGAACATTAGTCAACTGGTCTGTTGCAGAAGCAACATTCACTGTCGCTGTTCTATTAGGTGATATAACAGCAACTGTATCCTTCCTGCCCTCGGCAATCTGGATCATCTTGTTTGCTTTTGCTTGCTCTTCTTCTTTAGTCTTGTGTGCAGAACCTTGTAATAGGAATCTAATATCACTATCTACAGGATCAGCAAACTTATCATATCCTGTTAGGATATCACCTAAAGGTGCATCGAATAATCCAACACCTGTGTAATCTAAACCACCTACAAGAGGATAACCTACGTTACCAATAGATGAGAATTTGACTTCCTTAGCGTTCTGACCCCATGCACCAGAGTTAGTTGTCTCAGCAACAAATCCGCTACTGAATCCTGATGCTAATGGATCAGTTCCATGATGAGAATCAGATGCATTTACAAGTGAAACACCTGCAAAAATGAAATCTGAATTATCTGCTAGGTAATCTTTATAGTATATTGTTCTACCACCAGACTGAGTTACATCCTTACCTTTAGAAAGGTTAGGGTGTTTTTCTAGAATGGATCCTACATCACCTGATATACCACCGCCACCATCAACAATTACAACGTGAAGAGCATCGTTTGCTCCATCTCTACTTGTAACAAAATTATTTGTTCTTGGTTTGTTGAGTACTGCCTTCCAAGGTAAGGTAACAATATCTGTTCCACCATCAGCAACACTTGTTAGAATGTTCTGTGCATTGTACCAATCACTTATCGTACCAGCAGCAGGAGTAAATCTGTTTCCTACGTTATCCGTACTCGACGAGTTGATACCAACTAGATTACCTGTTCCAGTTTTGAATTCAAACTGAGAACCTTCTGTATAAGATACAAGGGTTTCAGTTCCACCGATAACAGTACTTGTAACTCTAACTTCGTAAGTACCAGCACCAATGTTTGAAATTATGCCTTTCAGCATTCCAGTTGCAGCAGCAGTTGTACCAACACCAACTGTAACTCCTGTTAGAGTTTGTGTAACACCATAACCAACTGCAATGTTAGTTGTGGTAACACCAGTAAATATTTGGTCAGCAGCGTTATCGATAACTGCGACTTTTGCATTCTCTGCCCAATTACCTGGGTTTCTTGCAGCAAAATACCAAGTGGTATCATCTGCCTGATTGTTTGTGTAATCTTCGTAACTATCGAGTCGAAGACTTCCTAATGATGCTTGCCCAACTGCAGCGTTTGCTGTGTTTAGATCTCCACCACCAACACGGACAACATCTAACTTACCACCGTATGATAAGAAATTGGATGCCCCATACCAACATTCGTAATGGAAGTCAGTTGTACCTACACCTGGTTCCCCAAATGTGTCAACTAACTCTTTTTCATTGTTTATTCTAGTTATTTCATTGACAGGCCCTTTACGGAAAGGAGCAGCAATACCACCAACAACGTTTAGTGTAAAGTCTACGCCACCCCTTGTAAGGTCTACCTCTCTTACTGAAATACCTGGAGATGCTAATCGAAGTGCCATTCTAACTCCCTGCAGTACCCGAACTTTTGACTGAAATTATTTAGGTTTTTTGACTGCTATATCAACCTTGACTTATTATCCACCACTCCAACTGACCTTTTCATCCCCAATTTAGATTCTTCAACATATGCTTCTGAAGGTTTTAATGCAAGCAAATCTTCAGTCCACCACCTACAAGATACAATTTTTACAAATGTTATGTTTCTTTTTTCTGCTTCTCTTTGACATTCATCTACATCATTCTCATTGTAATTGAATACAATATAATGCCATGTAGTTTTCAATCCCATAGCAGCAGCACGTATCATCATGTTATATAAAAACTTACCATTTTGATTTTTTCTATACTTATGACTATCTTCTGGTTTACCATCTATACCAAACACCCATTCAACATCTCCACCCTTTGATATTTGAAATGCTTTTGTCCACCAAGAACTTTTTTGTGCTGTAGCAGCAACATGAACTTGTATGGTTTTTTTCTTATCAACACATAGTTGTAAGAACTTATGAAACTCTGGATGAAACTGTGGATCAGAGTGTGTACCACAAAAAGTTATTCCTTGAAAATAATCGCTAACAACATCCATTTCCTCATAAGTCATATGCTTACCAGGTACAGGACCACCAGTAACTAAATCTTGAAATCCATTCTTACCATCTGTATATCTTTGCCTAGCACAACCAGGACATTTCAAAGAACACAGATAAGTTATGTCAAGATTAATTCCATAAAATTTATCCACAATACCTATGACAAACTGGAGGAAGTGATTCGGGATCGTTTTTTACCCTATCAAAAAATGCCTTCCACTCTTCAGAGTTTAGAACATCTTCAACTGTATTGTCATATGATATTCTAAATTTTTCATCTAATAGATCTTTTATGTATTCTTTGTTTGGATTGTCATACCAACAGCAAGGTAGTAATTCCCCTGTGGCACTCCATCCAAGAAATTTATCTTCTAAGCATCTTGGTTTCATCATCTATACTCCCACATGTAAGATTTATCTCCATACTCGTCAGTTTTCCAAACGTCACCATTTTGATCGACTATCTCAGACTCTTCATCAAATCCATCACATACAAATCCAAAAGGAGCCATGTCTTGTTCTATTGCATTTTTTTGTTCTTCGTAGATACGTTTCCTAACATCTTGATCAGTCATTTCTTTGAAGTAGTCTTGTGCTACCAACCAAGAGAATATAACCAAACACATAGCAAGGTCATCATTACATCCTTCTTCTGCCTCGAATGATTGTTTCTTTTGAATGAACGTAGTCAACTCACTAATAATATTATAATCCATGAATACTAATTTGTCTTCCTCTACTAATGTCTTTAGGTTAGAACAACCAACCTTCTTTGTAGTTGTACTCATCTTGACACCCAATTGCGTCTTGACACCAGAGAATCCTGATCCCACAATCTGACCTGCTCTACCTCTCATAGCAACCATAAGTAAATTTTCATATTCCAAGTCATAAAACAAAATAGATGCTACTTGATCTCCAATATCATTTACCTCACATAAAACATATGCATTATTATATGCTGTAGCAACTTCTTCAATAATGGAAGGAAATAACATAGGTTTGACTTCGTTGTCTCTATATGTGGCAACAATTTTATATGGAAACTCTGTAATATCAGCAACTATAAAGGCACTATAATCTTTAGAGATACCTCTTGCTACGTCAACTGTCACAATATAATCTCTTTTTTCATAAGGTTTTTCGTATACAGATAACTTCCCATTTTGCTCTACGGGGTTCTCATATACCATCGCTTTCAATTTTGCTGCTGATATCAATGTATCAACAGATCCTAGAAACTCACACTCAAACTCAATAGCAAACTGTTGTTTACTAGTGTTTCTTATAGTCTGTTCTTTCCATTTAGAATCTCGGCCTGGTACTTCAGACCAGTGAACTTCCGTAGCAACATACTCGTTCTGCCCCCGTTCAGCATCATGCCACATTCGATAGAAGTGATTCATACCATGAGGCGTTGATACTATTATAACCTTGGTAGATTTACCAGAAGATATAGTAGGATAAACAGACGCAAAGAAATCATCTGCCAAGTGGTTCTGCACGAATGCGAACTCATCAAGGAAGATGATATTGAAAGACATACCTCGAACTGCTGATGCAGATGTAGATGCTGCTATGATCTTGGATCCGTTTTCCAGTTCCATCGATCCTTTGTTCCAAGCAACGATCCCCTGCTGCATCCACTTCGGCAAGTTTTCATATGCCAATTGTAGTCTGCCGAGTAGATCTCTAGCAGTTGCTGCTTTGTTTGCGAGGATTCCAATATTGACGTTATCGTTGAATATTGCGTAATGGAGTAAGTATGATACTACCGTCGTTGACTTACCAGTCTGCCTAGGCATCTTGCAGATATTAAATCTATTCTTATGAAAATTTCTTATAAGTTTCTTCTGAAACTTATACATGTCAAAGGAGACTAAACCTTCGTCAACATTAACAATTTTTATATGCTTCTCTGTAAAATATACTGGATCTTTCTTACACTTTAAAAATTCTTGAATATGCTCCTTGGTAAACTCTTGAGGAGTATTGACTTTTTTTAGATTAGGATTACCAAGATAGATGTCACTCATCAATCACAATGCTATTTCCAGCTAGACTGTCCGTATCCCTGTGATACAGCATTACCTGCTGATTTTACTGCACTATGTATACCTTTTGCTATATTACCAATTCTTTCTTTGGATGGACCTTTGAATTGTTTCTTTTCTTTTTTCTCACCACTGCTATATGGTTTTGGTTTTCTTTGGTCTTTCACTTCAGTATTCTTCGTACCACGATTAGCTAGTGTAGATCCTTTATCTGGTTCACGTTTTGCTAACTGATTATTTTTTACTTCTTTTGCTTTTATATCAATAGTTTTACCAGGAGTTTTTCTGTCAGAGTCTTTCAACTTACTGACCATTTCCCTAATACCCCTAACTTTAGCAGCAATCTTCTTGAGTTTTACATCTTGTTTTACAGATGTTTGAGATTGCTTAATGGCTTTTACAAGTTTATCAAACCTTACCTCACCTTCTTTCAGTGATGCTCTTTTCTTCTTTAGTCTTTCTAAAGCAGCATCAAGTGTCTTCTTCTTTTTTATAGCAGAAGGTTTGTTTCTACGAGAGAGTTCTTCTTGTATTTTGTCCATGTTATATTTATTATTTTTTATCAGTAAGTCCATTTGCTTTGAGCATCTTCTGCAGTTCGGAAGTGCTACCTACAAATAGTGAGTTGTTAGTTATTTGTTTTACAGATTTATCTTCATCCAAATCTTTCATTTTCTTTTGTAGATCAACTAACTTATCAGTTGTATCTGCAATATGTTTGATCAACTGTCCAGCGACTTCATATGCTCTAGGATGCTGAGAGTCACCTGCAACATCTAATATGCCGTCAACCGCCTCCTGACCCTTCTCAATGAGGTTGTAGAACTGTGCTCTACTGTATTCATAATCCTTGGTAGGATCATCCTGTACTTCTTTGAGACGTTTAGGTTTAGTTGAATCAGCAATCTCTGCTTTCACAGATAATGCTTTGTCAATAGCTTCAAATCCTTTATCCATTAGATATCTGTGCCTGTAGAGGGACTATAATCCAATCCATCATTACCAAAGAACGAACTAGATTCACTGAATCCAAAGTCATCACCGACCTCGATAAGTGAGTTGTCAGTAATATTTACCAAATTCACAACGTCATCAGCATAATGTTCTACAATACTAGTTCCATACTGACCTCTCCTGACAATCAAATTAGTACCATCAATCTCTTTGATGTACATGGTTTCATTATTGATTTGTATATAATTTTTGACAGAAAGACTTGCTGCACTATTCACTCTCACTAAGGTCTTTTTGTTATCTAAAGCAACTGATAATTTTGTTGTAGCATCATCATTGTAATCCTTGACTGCCTGAGGTACGACAGTGTATCTTTGTTCTCTTGGTGCTCTGATAGCAGTAGAGTAATCGACCTGAACCTTCTTGATGATTCCACCTTCGTCTGTAGGTACTTCCTGATAGAAATATGTTTTAGCAACAAAATCTAAATCATATTGAATAAATCTTCTAGTTGAAAAATCTCCTTCATACTCATCACTGAAAGAAATGTTTCTTAGTGTAAATGGTATATCTCTTTTCTCTTCTATACCTTCCAACATGTTCACAGTAACATTATACGCTGGTTGGAAGAATGGGAGTATTTGTTCCACAATCTGTAGAGCATCATCTTGCAGTTTTGTTGCAAAACTCAATCTAAAACCAACATCATATGGCACAGGCAAAAACATTTTCTTATGTTTTGTTTTTGATGTGGGACTCTTAGCAAAAAATTTAGTTATAGGTGATGCTTTACGTGAAACATCATAAGTATATGATGACAATTCAAAGGAAATTCTAGGTAACGTAAGTGCTACGTTATCATCAAAACCTTGTTGTTGTTCAATCCTTGCTAAGAACCTTTGCATAGGTCCATATGCAATAGGAACCTTGACCATACTTACCGCCTTACCATCACTAGCAAATTTTTTGATACTGATGTTATTGAACAGTGTACCGAAAGCGATAACTGTTTTTCTTATGGTCTCATTGTAAAAGTAATTACCTACCATTATATTTCACCGAATGGGTTCCTTTCTGTAAAGTCTACGATTGACGAATCTGCACGAGTTTCAATAGTGTCTCCAGTATTGTAAGAATCGTCATCGTCATAATCGATGCTATTTAGATTGTATAACGCACTTCCAAATCCAACGTTACTAATCTGCTCACCAACACTAAACTTACCTGAGAGATTTCTAGCTAGTAATGTATTTGTAGTTGTATCCCACTTACTTACAAACGCAGTAGTAAGACTGGATGCTCCTGTAATCATTTCACCATAGAGGAATGTTCCACTACCTATACTTGATGCAGCACCAACAGTAATTGTTGGCACTACAGTATATCCATAACCAGCATTTGTCATATGAACGGTAGCAACTTGATTATTTGCGTTTAGTTTTGTAGTTCCTGTCGCTCTTGTTCCACCTTCTGCAGGTTCGTCGAATGTTATTATAGGTGGTGATGCGTAACCAGTACCAACAAAACTTACCGTTACAATACCAACTACACCATTCGTTCCAATACCTGCTTGAGCTCTTGCACCAGATCCTTTTCCATCTTCTGTTAGGAATTGTATTGTGGGTGAATCAGTGCCTACAACATATCCTGTGCCAGGATCGGTTATCTCTATACTTTGAACCATCAACGATTTGAAATTTCTAGTACCAGTGTGAGTAGTAATCGCAACTGCCTCTGCAGCAGTACCTGAACCAACAGGAGGTTCAATCTTGACTGTAGGTGCATTTGTATAACCTGTACCACCATCTAACATTTCAATTTTAAATATACCGCCACCAGTCAATGTAGTAAACATAGTTGCTGTTGTTCCAGCATCACCCAACGCCATCGTTACATTGTAACCAGCAGTTTCAAAGTCATCATCAATAACATCAACACCAGTATCAAATATCTCATCTGAGTACTCGAATGGTTCTAGAGTTAATCTGTAAGTGTAATTTTTTTGTAACTGATAAAATTCTACAAGATCGTTTACATATTTGATTTCAAAGATTATATCTCTTAGAGGAAAATATATAAGATCTCCTTCATATGGTCTCTCTTGATTTTCAGGTCTTCCTGTAGGACCAACTTCTTTACCAGGAAATTTCCATAACAATGGTGCTATACCGTTTGTATATGATTCTTGTGAGATGATCACATCCATCTGGGCTGTTGATCTTACCCCAAATTTTGTAAGTAAATTATAACCAGAATCAAATCCTTCATATGATTCAACATAACCTTCAATAGGAAATGATCTATCAAATTTGGAGTCAACAACTTCACGCATCACATCCTTAGATGTAACGTATACTCTTGGCATATAAACAAACTCGATGCCATGCATCTTTATATGTTCATTTACCAGATCCTGAACTAGGTTCTGTTCACCTGTGCTACCTTGTAAGAAAAACGGATTAAGTGCCATTATCCAATCATATCCATTACAGGTAGTTCGTAAGTAGAACTCATCTTCTCTTCTAAAGCTGTTAGTTCTGCAACACCATCTTCATATATTGCTCTACCATTCAACTCTACACCACCAGGTAGCTTTACACCTTGATACTTTATCAAGTTTTGACCCCATTGTTTTTTTAACAATGCAGTAAAGTATTTTTTCAAGAAAGGATCATTATAAACCTTAGTGAAGTCATTGGGATTTACTGTTCTATAACATTCTATGATAAGGTAATCGTCTTCTTTCATACTAGAATAATCACTATCAATATACAATCTATTCTGTCTTCTATTGAACCTTATCTGTTTGTCGGGATGTAATATAAAATCAATGTCCTCTAGATATCTTTTTGTTTGAGTGTAACTCAATAGTTCCATAGAACTAAAGTAGTATATCTCGTTCAAAAATAACTGATAAGTTATGTTGAACATATTAGATGCTATAGCACGACTATCTACCTTCCATACTTTTTCAATACCAATGACAGCATCTGGTACTTGAATAAAGTTTTGAGTTTCTTCAAAAGAAAACGTGGTAGTACCTATGCCAGTTATGTCTACACTAGGACTAGTAGTTGTTGTTATACCCAGAGAAGTCTCATGACCATCTTGACCACTTGCCTGTACAGTATCAGTAAAATCTTTAGTTATCTTATGCTTCAAGTACATTTTTTCCACACCATCCATATGTCTATTATGGAAGGTTTGTATAGCATCATCTATTAGATCATCATATTGCTCATCAGCAATATTGATTTCTAGTACGGGAGCACCTAGTTGCCTCTTACCGTAATCTATAAGTCCTTGTCTGGTATTTGGTTGTGCCATGTTCTATTTATCGTGTGATAACAACATCTAATTCATCACCAGCATCTAATCCTGTAGCAGGGTTGATGATTGTGACTTGTGGACTACCTTTAGTGTAATCTTGAGTAAGTTCTAATCTAATACCATTTTGATATACCTCAATATTATCAGGAGTAGTATCATTATCAGAAGGTGTGAATAATGTTTGACCTTCTGTAGCAGTAAACATGTCTTCACCTGCACTAGAGACTAGAGATATCTCATCTCCTACATCTGCACCTGATACGAGTGTTATTGGAGATCCTGCAGTATAGTCAGTACCTCTTCTCAATAATACACCATTCAAATAAACGTGAATCTTTTCTTTGATTGCACCAGGAGTGGATGAAGTTGTTTGGAATGAAACTTGATCCTGTGTAGCAGTAAAGTACTCTTCAGTTAGAGTATGTCCAAAACCAACTTGAATTGTTACCCTATCACCAGCAGTAGCAGCAGATTGTGCGTTGAAGTTGATTGTCTGTGGTGCAGATAACTGGAAGTCACAAGATGATGCAGAACCTACACGATGTCTTACACCATTGACAAATACTGATACTGGGAATATCTTTGCTTGTGCTCCATCATCAAATACATTTGGTGCAGTAAATGCAGTTTGACCAGCAGTAGCAGTTGCAGTACTTTGAGAAATACTCGTAGCAGCACCAGCACCACCACTAGCTACAGTTTGGAATGATAGCGTTCCAGATCCATCCGTAGTTAAAACTTGATCTGCTCCTCCGTCGGCCACAGGGAAAGTCAGACCTGCAAGCACTAATTGATTAGTGCTTGGGTTGTATGTTAGACCTGTATCAACTTTGATTGCTTCATTGCCAGATGATGAATCAACAAAAGCAAGGAAATGTGTTGAGTTATCAGATACAGCAGTAACACCAACTAATGATGCAGCACCAGCAGTTAGACTTCCACTATTGACCCAAGCAGTATCCGTACCATCAGATGAAAGAACTTGACCTGATGTTCCGAATGCATCGTCTCCATCATAAAGTTTACCATTAACGTGTACGTCTCCTACAACAGTAGCAATACCAGCAACACGAAGGTTTCTACCAGCAGTGATGTCTGTTCTTGCTGTAACAATACCAATAGAA